TATACGCATGTTTAGTAGAAGCATTTATGTTTTTAAAAGGTCCAACAGACATGTTGACACTATATGAAAATAGATATAAAACTGAACTACAAAAGTTTGCAGCAATGCAAATTGGAAGAAGAAGACGAGACGATTACACGGATGGAACAATAAGAATACCAATCGAGTCAGCGCCTCAGTAATTAGGAGATTTTTTATGGCAATAACATCAGCAGTATGTAACAGTTTTAAAACAGAAGTTTTACAAGCTTTACACAATTTTACAGCATCATCTGGAAACTCATTTAAATTAGCTTTATATACAAGTAGTGCTACTTTAAATAAATCAACAACAGCTTATAGTGCTACAAACGAAATTTCTAACACTTCAGGTTCAGCTTATGTTGCTGGAGGAAAAGCACTTACAAGTGTAACTCCAGCTTTATCAACTGACACTGCATGTTGTGATTTCGCAGATATTAGTTATACTTCTGCTTCATTTACAGCTAATGGTTGTTTAATTTATAATGATACAAATGCAGATAGAGCAGTTTGTGCGATTGCATTTGGTGGAGACAAAACTGTATCAAGTGGAACTTTTACAATTCAATTTCCAACAGCAGACGCATCTAACGCAATTCTTCGGATAGCATAAGGAGGAACTCCTTATGTCTACATCAGTCTGGGGTGGCGATAGTCCTTCAGTAGCCTGGAATGAAAATTCATGGGCATCTAATACTCTTACAATTTCTTTAACCGGTGTATCAGCTACATCTAGTGTAGGTGAATTAACTGCTTTTAATGAAGAAGGTTGGGGCCGACAAGAATGGGGCAACTCTGGTTGGGGTGTAGAATATTCTGTTGCACCAACTGGTGTAAGTGCAACTTCTAGTGTTGGTTCTGTTGTAGCTACTCAACTTGTTACTGTACAACCAACTGGTGTAGATGCTACATCTACAGTAGGATCATTAACTCTTGATCTAACTTCTATTGTAACACCAACAGGTCAACAAGCTCAAACAGAACTGGGAGACTTTGATAATGCCGGTACTTTAGTTGGTTGGGGTAGAAATGGTTGGGGTGAAGAACCTTATGGAGATTCATTTAATAAATTAGAACAACTAGCAGGAGTTAGTGCAACATTAAATGTTGGATCATTAACTTTAGATTTAACATCTGTAGTATCTCCAACAGGAGTAAGTTCTACTTCTAGTGTTGGTTCTTTAAGTTTAGTTATAGATTGTACGATTGTTCCTACAGGTGTTAGTAATACTTCTGCAGTAGGATCAATATCTCCAGCAGATGTTATGGGACTTACTGGATTAAGTACAACATCTAGTGTAGGAAATATATCTCCAGCGGACGTTGTTGGTTTAACAGGAATAGGAGCAACTTCAAGTATAGGTCAAGTAACGGTTACTCAATCTCCTATTGTAATTCCAACTGGAGTAAGTTCTACGTCTTCGGTAGGCTCTATTACTCTTACAGATATGCAAATAGGTTTAACAGGGTTAAGCACAACGTCTTCAACAGGTTCTATTACACCTGCAGATGCCGTAGGTTTAACAGGAGTGCAAGTAACATCTAGTGTTAATGCTGAAGGATTAATTCTTAAATATTATGAAAGACTTACTCCTAAAACTAGCTCAGGATATACACCTAAAAATCCTAAAACTAGCTCAGGGTATACACCTAGAACACCTAAAACTAGCTCAGGATATACACCTAAAAATCCAGCATAATTATGTTTGACTTAAAACTAAATAAACAATATAAATAACGAAAACAAGGAATATAAATAATGGCATCAACATATTCATCAGATCTTAAACTAGAACTTATGGCTACCGGTGAAAACGCTGGTACATGGGGAACAAAAACAAATACTAATTTAAATCTTGTTCAACAAGGTGTTGCAGGCTATCAAGCAATAGATGTAGCGTCTTCAGATGTTGCTTTGGTAATGACTGATGGAACAATTTCAAACGCAAGAAATGCAACTTTAAAATTAACTGGAACTTTAGCAGCAAATAGAACAGTAACTATACCTAATAGTATAGAAAAAGTTTATAATGTAATTGATGGCACAGATCATGCTGGCTACACATTAACTTTTAAAACTGTTTCTGGTACAGGAATTCTTTTATGTGAAGGAAATTGTTATGTTTTATATGCTGATGGAACTAACGTAGAAAAAGCAGTTGAGTATAGAAAATGGAGAACAGTAAGTGCAGCAGAAACAGTACAAGCTGGTGCAAAATTATTTGTAGCAACAAATGGTGGAGCTGTAACAGTAACTTTACCTACATCACCTGCAGTTGGCGATGAGGTATCTTTTGTAGATTCAAGATACACATTTGATTCTAACGCATTGACAGTTGGAAGAGCAGGATCTAAAATAGCTAACGCATCATCAGATTTAGTAGTAAATACTGAAGGTGCAGCATTTGGATTGGTTTATTCTGGTTCAGATGTAGGATGGACTTACACGGAGAAATAATATGTCAAATTACGAAGCAACTAAATATGATTTTGATGGAGCAAACCTTACAGGTATTGAAGGCACCGCTACAGGTACTATTGTTCCTTGGTCTTCTGCATCAGTACCAACAGGATTTTTAGAATGTGATGGTGCAGCAGTTTCAAGATCAACTTACTCTGCATTATTTGCAGTTGTAGGTACAACTTACGGAGCTGGAGATGGTGCATCTACTTTTAATTTACCTAATTTAGCAGACAATGTAGCAATTGGAAAATCTCCTGGAAAAGCTTTAGCATCAACAGGTGGAGCTAACACTGTAGCATCAACTGGAAACGTTGGTGGTTCTACAGCCAATGCAACTTTATCTACTCCACAACTTGCAAGTCACAATCACTTGATTGTTGGACAACCGTTTGGACCAGGTAGTGGTTCAAGAACAACAGGTGCCATGGGTGGAGGAGTTTATACCGGTAACAGAGGAAGTGATGGTGGACACTCACATAATATGAGTGCAACTTTTTCTGGAGATTCAACATCAGTTTTACAACCTTATTTAACACTACTTTATATTATTAAGACTTAGGAGAAATTATGGCAACAAACGCAAATTGGACAATAGTAATGGATGACAAAAAAATTACTAAAAACTATGCAGAAGGTGCTTCTGAAGGTATAGGTTTTTTAATTCTTGATGATGATGCTTTTTGGAATCAATCTAAATTTTCTAATATTTGGGCAATTCAATATGGAGCGTCTAACACATCTGATGAAGTAGAATACAGAGATGAAACACCTCATACATCTTATGCTGACGCAAATCTTGGTGATATAAGTCAGTTTACTAATAAATGGGACACAATGTATTTAGCAAAAATTCAATCTGATTGGGATAACAATTTTTTATTTGATAGTAACGATGAAGTTATATCTGAAACAGAAGCTGAAAAAATTGCTAGATTAGGTGCAAGACCTACTTCTTATACTTCTTCGTAATCTTGAATAAATAAGGTTGCGGTATATCTTTTTAAATTAGGTACATTACTTTCGTGTGGAGAATGAATATGTTTAGATGGAAATAGAATAGCTCTGTTTTCTCTAAAACCAACATGTATATCTAGACTACAATTATCTGTAGTTCCATGATAAAAAACTGTTCCATTTGTTACCGCTGTAGGTCCCTTTAACATAACAAGCAAATTTAATTTACCTGCACCATCATCTTTGTGGGGTTGAAAATGATCTAAGTTTCTAATATCTAAACCAGAACCATTATGCACTTTTTTAATTTTTATTTTAAATTTTTTTTTACATTGTTTAATAAATGTTTCCTGTAACTCAGGATCGTCTTCAAAATAAAATCTAGCACCATAATAATTTTCTTTTATTTTTTCAGTAGTGTGATCATAAAAACTTGGTTCAAAAATTAGTTTTGTAGTAATATGGTATTGTATTTTTTTTAACATTTCTTTATCAAAAAAATTATCTATTATTTTAATCATTTTATCCTTTATTTATTTGATCGTAAGCGTGGTGCCTATTAGGCCCGTTTTGATTTACATAATGAAAAAATACTTGAGCCATACCTTCTCCTTTGTAAATACCTGGTCTTGAATGTTTTTGATCACAACCTGCATATAAGACCCCATCTCCTTCTTCTAATTCAAAAGAAGTTCCTTCAACAATAATGGGCCACTCATCGTATTTTTTAATACATGCGGTTATAGATATTTCACAAGCAGGTCGGTCAGTGTGTTCACGTAACATTCCTCCAAAAATATAATATCTCCAATAAGTGT